GTAGGGAAGAGGGGACTCGAACCCCTACGCTTTGCAGCACGGAGTTCTAAGCTCCGCGTGTCTACCATTCCACCACCTCCCCAAGTTCCTACACTATCGTGGTAGGGAATGAAAATCTACAATGGCCATTATAAATTTTCAGACGGTCAAGGTTTACTGAAGCTTCTACTGCGCAACCCTTCCATAAACACAGCTTGTTGGTCTAGTGGGATAGTGGGACTCGAACCCACACGTCTGTGAAGACAGCGGTTTTTGAGACCTCCCTGTATACCATTTCCAGCATATCCCCATTTAAGACCCGAACTGTGCAGTCTTATGCTAACGTTTACGCGTTAGGCTTTTGGTACTCTGCACTCTTGACATAACGAGTGATTTCCTAGAACACTAGACACCTGTCTAAGGTGGTTTGCAAAGTTGTGACCAAGGTGGGAGTCGAACCCACAAGCTATTACGAGCGTCAGATTTTGAGTCTGATGCGTCTACCAGTTTCGCCACTCGGCCATAAATGATGGTGGTAAACCCGTTACATACCACTCTATAGTGCTTTTTTTAAGTTTTACGATGCCATCGGCACAGGGTCTTATTTCCTATAACCCAGAAACGTTAGTCGACAACAATTTCTGGAGAAAATCATCATTTATTGTGGGGATAACGGGAGTCGAACCCGTACAGATTTTCAGGTCTACCAGATTTTCTTACTACTATAGTTTTCACTACCAGATTATTGCTGTTTGTAGTCTGGACTATACCTTAACCATATCATTACTGACTTAGGTTTTCCGTGTCTAGTCTCTACACCTTCTTCATTAGAGAAGCTTGGCTCGGTATTCCCAGTTTAAAGGGTTCACCGAATTTACGGAATTCTACTCAGAAGCTTTAGCTTCTGGCACTCATATTTTTTGCTCGATAGTTATCAGTTAAAGCATGACAATTCGGACACAATAATTCTAGGTTTTCAATCCTATTATCAAATTTATCACCATTAACATGATGTAGCTCCAACGGTGTCTTAACTCCAAGCCATTCAGTATTATTACATTTTTCGCATTTGTGCTCTTTATATCCAAGTTTCAATAATTGATTTTTTAATACATAACTTGATAATGGAGCACCACTACTATACGATGAATCTTTAATTAGCTTCCAAGAGATGTCTTTTTCTTTAGACCAAGTTTTACCTTTATTCCAAACTTGTCCATGAAAATGAGAAGTATCAATCTCAAAGTTTTTAATCTTAACCTTAATGTTTTGGTAATTTCCACCAGCTTCTTTAAGACCAAGTTTTTTTAACACTTGTCTTATTGAATTTGATTCTTTTACTATCTTTTCTAAATTTTCTTTTGTGTATTTATGATTCATATTAATAAATATGAGCAGAACACAAAAAAGATTTAAGTCTGACGCGTCTACCAGTTTCGCCATATCCCCATAATTCAAAGAACAATACAAAGGTACTAGTATTTTTTCAAATTTACAAGTATCTGTTTATTTTTTTTTTGTGCTCCTACGTGGAATCGAACCACGTCAACTTGGATGTAAACCAAGCGTACCACCATTATACGCTAGGAGCAGTTGTGATAGCAATAGGAGTCGAACCTATCATCAAACCCCTAAGTGGGGCTGCTTTCTCCCCTTCAAGTTCCGAAGGAGCTTTACCGCTAAGCTATGCTATCTGTTGAAGCGGTGGGACTCGAACCCACGATAGCTGCCTTGTAAGGACAGTGCTTTTGCCGCTAAGCTACGCTTCAATTTTTGAGTCCCCAATCAGACTTGAACTGATGTTTAAGGTGTTGCAGACCTTCGCCTAACCACTCGGCCACAGGGACGTTTATAAATAAAAAAGCCCATCTTTTTTATTAGATGGGCTTACGTTTCAGCTTAGATACCTTTATCAACTGACATAGCCCATCCTATTCACTAGGAGCAAACATAACACAAGGACCAATTGTAAAGATAGAGTTTTCATTTTTTTTTATTTTGTGGGTTACCCCGTTTTTAATTAAATATCTCGTTGTTTATAAATATACTGCAAAGGTACTAATTATTTTTTTATTTGTCAAGCTTTTTTGCGTTTATTTTTAATATTTATAGTAAAATAATTATGCTCATACTTGAAGTTTATAAATCGCTAATAACAGAAGCTCATATTGATTCATGTGTAAAAGACTTTGGATACCAACTATTTGGTCATGAATTAGGTGGTGATGAAAAGAATACACCTATAGAAAATGCTTATGTTAAAAGCATCGAAGACTTCAGTAAAACCATGTACGGTAAAAATATAAACCCTAAGTTTGTTTCTGCTATGGAAAAATTGAAGGGTTGTATGAAAGAATACCCAGAAGTTCTTATCCCAGAAAAAACAAAGGTTTATAGAGGATTAACCATACCTGTAAAATACTTCATAGATAATAAACAACCTATAAGTCTAAATAAGACATTCCCTTTTACCTATACACCAATGACCAAGATTGAGAGTTGGTCCCCAGACTATGAAGCCGCTTCTTTGTTTGGAAAACACGATGAATTTAATGAATTGGCCAAGAGTATTGATGTCAAGAATTATGCTACACCAGAACAAAGAAAAGAACTATTAAATCGTATCATATCTGAAGGTATCAAGGTTGCTATTGTTATAGAATATGAAACAAACCCTCAAGAATTTATGTTTAAGTCAAAATACTTTAGACTAATCTCCAATGTTTATTATGAAGATGAAATTCTTAGGATAAGCGATAAAACCATTAAGGTTATTGCTAAGTTTAATGATTCACCAGATATATTTAGCTTTAAGGGTATGCAACTTTTGAAATTGATAAACCAAGCAATTCTTGACTAATATAAATTAATTCGTTAGAATTAATTTATGGGTTATGTATATCTCTTATTGGAAACGGATAAAGACGGAAATGAACGTCATAAGATTGGTTTTACCAAGAATCATCCTGAAAAACGCGTGAAGCAACTTAAAACAGGTAATTCAAATATAATCAGCTTACTTAACTTCTACCAAAGTACGAACTATAAACGCATAGAACACTGGCTTCACGGTGACTTCGCAAATCAAAAAACCCAAGCCGACAACGAATGGTTTATGTTAACCAACGAAGACGTAATTGGGTTTATTGATAAGTGTAAAAAGATTGATGAAACAATTACTTTGTTGCTCGAACACAATCCTTTTTATCGATAAAGAGTTCTTTATAGGTCTTCAAGAATTCTCTTTTGGCTTTTGCACGACTCCAGACTTCAAATTCCTTATTGTTTGTTTCAACTAGGTTCTTCCATTCAAGGTCAAGCATTCTACGGTCAATTCTTTTTACCTTATCAGACATCGGCCATTCAAAACCAAACTTGGTTGCTATCACAGTCATTAGCTTGTCTTCAAGCAATCTGTATTCTGGTAGGATATGCTTGATTGGTGTTGGAACATCCCATAGATATCCTTCGCTACCATCATGCATCAATGCGGCTTTCTTGTCTTTTTTTGTTTTGGCCATACGAGATGCCAATACCGAGTGTTGAGCTACGGTATAGTGTCTGTTTAGGTGCCCACCAAATCTTGGGATACTTGAAAGCGCATGAGCGATGTCTTGTATTAGTAGTGTGTTAGGGTCAGTGTCTGTCACACTAACAAGGTTGCCAGAATTAGTGCGAATCGTGCCTTTGGCATCGTAGTTGATTTTTTGTTTCATATTTGTATAAGATTTGTAGGTGTCATGTAGATGTCAAAATCGCTGTAGATGTGTTCTACGGTATTATTGATTATATAGTCTTCATAGGTTTCATTAGGAAACAAGCTCCCTATGATGTTTTTGAAGCCAGTCATAGCGTCTCCCAATTCCTTGCCTTGAATACCATACCTTCGCATTACATCACCACCATTGAACTTTGAATTGATATACTTCTTCTTATAATGTTCATATTCTAATCTTCTTATTTCTAAAGTTAATTTTGCTTCTGGAAAAAATTGGTCTATATATTTGAAATCATATTTGGTTAAATCAATATTTTTTTCTTGATTTTCATCAAACGCTTTTTTAGAAATCCAATCAAGAAAACTCATATAAGATTTACGTTTGACGTTACGGTCACGATTAATTTTATTAAGCTGGTCGAGTTGGAACATTTTATGGTTAAAAAATTTTGATTCTGAAATATATTCAAATATGTCCTCCAATTCATCAAAACCTTCAAGATATTTATCATAAGATAAACCCAAAAAATTATAAATCTTCTCATAATTTTTCGATAAAATAACCCTACCAAGTTTACTATCATTATAGAATAAGTCTAAGAATAATCCTTCTTGACCATATCTCATTTTGTATTTAATAACCATATTTTTATTCTTTATATCTCCAAATAAAACCGCAAGCTGTTTTAGTTAATCCACGGCAACAATTTCGACAGTTAATACCCAATTCACGATAAACCATCATTGTTGAATCCCATTCTTTTAAAATTTTACCACTTAAATCACATTGTAACACTATTTTTTTCTTAGCCTTAACTGATAGTTTTTTTTTAGTTTCTTCACTATGTTTTTTATCAAAAAAAGGATTGTCTTTTCCAACTCTCGAAACACCATACATACCATTATTTTCACCTTTAGATAATTCTGAACGTTTAAGTAGCCATTCATTCTTCTTTTTTTCTATTTCTTTTTTAGTTAGTCCTTGGTCTTCCCAAGCATTTTCAAATGTTTTACCAAACATTGGATTTTTATCACCATTAACGTCCACATGGTTTATAGACATTTTAATTTTTGTTTCATTAGTATGTCTATTATTTTCCATAGGACTTATTTCACCACCAACTAAAATATTGTAACCAATATTTGTTTCTCTTGATTTTAATTTTTCAATCCAATATTTTTCCTGTTCATTTAATTCATCTATAGTTTTACAAATATCTAAAGTTTCCTTAATGAAGTTTTTTTTACCATATTTTTTTATTGCTAGTTTTAATAGCTTACCCCCACCTAGATATTTTTTGTTGTCCTTAGAATCCTTACCAACATATATTTTACCGTTAATTAGGTTTGTTGTTTTATATACAATCATTGCTTTTTACATATAAATATGTGGTTTGGTCAAGAAGAACTATGTTATGTAAAATTAAATTTCATTTGTATCGACCTCACCTGAGAAGCCTTGTGCTATTCTACCCACAAAATTTCCGAGGTCATTGTATGAAAGATACATTTCATTGGTGTCGAAGTCTTCAGGGGCTACCGTTATAAGGTCAACTTGAAGTTCCTTATAATCAAAGGACCAGCAGTTATCATTATGAAATATTTCATTTGGGTTAAACTTTTTGAGTATATAGTCACGCATATTGCCATTGAAGTCCTCCATCGATACGATGATGTCGGCATCACCAAATGACTTCTTGTTCTTATAAAACAAAGGCATTGCAACACGCTTAAAGTCTGACTTTAGCATATCCATAAGTTCAACGCTTATTTCATCAAACTCAGTTCTTTCATAGCGTCTTGTTTGTACCGATTTTAGTGCTCTTCCTCCCATTTCTTTTATGATTTATAAAGCAAAGGTACGTAAATAATTTGACATATACAAACTTAAAACGTTAATTTTGCTTTATCTATGATTTCATTATTTGAATACTTGCCTTTCAAAGACTCCACAAAATATATCTTATCGATTGTCATACCTTCGGTCTTTAAGGCTAGGTCTTCATCTTTAAGTATGTTTAATCTGCTTTGATAGCTTGGAGATGTTATCTCCCTTACAAACTTGAATCTTGATGAACGATGTTTTATAGAGTCATCAATCTTATCGATATCATTTGCTGTCATGATAAAAACTACTTGTTTATAGTCATTATAGATACCATCTAATACATTTATTATTACATCAAAGGTGAACTTAACGTTTTCATTTTTTAAGGTACAGTCTCTTTTGTTAAAATAATTATCAAAGTCTTCGAATAACACAATACATTTTTCTGGTATTGAATTAAACATCATAAGGATATCTATATTGTTAAATTCTGGGTTTAAGTATATCGTATATATCGGTAACAAAAATTTTTGAGACAAATACTTAACTAGCCTTGTCTTTCCTGTACCTGGTTTACCATATAATAAACACCCAGTCTTTGACTTATTATTATCAAGCATATCTTTAATGTCTGCTTCGATATCTTCATATAAGTGTTTATCTATAGAAATACTTGGTTTATCGATACTAAGTTCTCCCAATTTATCAGAACCGTTTGGTTGCAAAACCATAACATTTATATGTTCATTTACAAGAGATATTTCTTTTAGATACGAATAAATCTTATTTTTTTGCCATCTAAAAAAGTGTAGTTCAGAAACGATATCTTTGCTTTGCCAGCCAGCTCTTAGTAGTCTTTCATTTCGTGTAAAGAAAATGAAACAGCCGTCTAAATAACAAAATGCTTCGTAAACAATTGGATACCTCTTATTTATTGAAAACTCGTTTTGTATTTCAAACTTAGTAGTTTCTGATTCTTTTATTTTGTTAATTAAAATCTTACTCAAGTTGTCATCAAGCCTACAACTTTGTGAGATTATATATTTGAATACAGCCCATACTGAAAGTATCGTTGAGCCAACAATACCAATAATTGATAAAATAGTAGTCGTCATGTGCAAAAACCTTTTTGAATAAGTCCGTGAATATACTTTGAATGAAATAAATTCTTATCGTTAACAGCACCTATGGTCATGTGAAGTCCCCAGAAAGGCTTTTCAAGACCCAATTCAGCCCTTATCCCTAATAAGTCTTTTCGACTTTCTTCGGCCACCCTAAGCCACCAGTACTTCGAATCTGTCATTGGGCTTATTTCAAGCGTTATAGGGACAACCTTATTATCCCACTTAGCCTTGACCTTATCCCATGTAGTATTTGCCTCAGATAGGCTTAATTTTCCATTTTGGGTGATGTCTCTTAGGCTATCGTTAATGAATGAAATATGCGCACCTCTTATTGGGCGTACAAGTTCTAGGTTATAGCGTTTTTTGATGAACCAAGCATAGTATTCTGAAACATCGCCATCGAAGTATACCATAGCGATTTTTTTCCATGAAGCTTGTTCACGGTGCTTCTTGGTCTTATCCTCTGGTTCAAAACCAATCTTACCATATAGTGTTATTCTATCAGTCATTACGCAAAGGTACAAAAAGTTTTTTAAAAAACCTAGGCTAGTCTTAAAGGTTTTAAAAATTCTCTTAGAAAGGCATTTTTTTCGCCGCCTATCTTCTCCAGCCAATTCTTGTAGTTTTCGGCATTCCTAGCTTCTAGTTCGTCCAGCATTTTTTGACTTGGTTTTTTAACCTGCCAAGAAATAGACTCTGGTAGAAAGTCTGGATATAGTGTTCTATTGAATACCCTTAAAGGTTTTTATCAAAATTTAAAAAATCAGATATTTCACCCAATGATTTAAACCACTTTCCACCATTTTCCTCAACCATATTACCAACCATGTCAAGGGATTTTATTTGATGTTTACCAAATTCTTTACCATCATCCTCTAATAAATAAGCAAATATTGTCTTTTCTGGTCTTTTATTTGAATCATCCACAACTTCAGCTATTGAATAAACACCTTCCATTTTTGGTGTTATAACATATAACACGTAATCACAATTCTTACGTTGTTTAATCTCTTCTTTTTGAGCCGCATCATCCCAATCTTTAACAACTGGATTAAAATAGTCTATTTTTAATTTTAAAATCAATGTATCACGCCAATCTGAATTGTTGGTTGTACCACCTAAAAACACTTTTTTCATATTTTCTATATTTTATATTGCAAAGGTACTAACTCTTTTTTGATTACGCAAACATTTAATCATTTATTTTTTTATTTATTTTCACTATATTTAAAATAAAACATCATGAAAGAAGACACAACAAAGATAAACATTACACTACCAAATGACTTGGTAACAAAAATAAAAGAAAATAACTACAATCGTAACCAATTAATAGTTAGTCTTTTAAAGAAACATATTGAAAATAAACAAAAATAATTCACGGTTTTATGACCGTTTTTATTATTTCTACATATTTATAGATATAACAAATAAATTATGGGAAGAAAAAAACTAAAACCAGAAGAAAAGAAACAAACAGTTAGTGTTAGAATACCTAACGAACTAATATCACAATTGGCTGATATCGGTAATAAGAGCAAGTTCTTCGAATGGCTGCTTACAGAACATTTTAATACACTTAATAATGGAAAGTAAGATTTGTACCAAGTGTGGTGAAGAAAAAGTGTTGTGTGAGTTTAATAAAGATAAAACACATAAAGATGGTTATAGAAGTGTATGTAAAAATTGTGTATACAACTATCAAAGAGAACGAAATTCTTTAAATAAAAAAATTAAACCAAATAAAGAGGCAATATCAATAGAAGAATATCGTAAACAATATTATCAAAACAATAAAGAAAAACTAAAAGAAAAAAGTAAACTTTACTACAAAAATAACTTAGATAAGGTTAAAAAAACTAAAGATAATTATAAACCTAAGAAAAGACTGTTAGATAAAGCTTATAGAGAAAAAAATAAAGAAATTAGGAATTTAAAAGAAAAAATAAAACGTGAGAATGACCCGTTATATAGGTTAACAACTAATACTAGACGTTTAATATTAAAAACTTTTACCAGTGGTAACTACACTAAAAAATCTAAAACATATGAAATACTTGGATGCTCTTATGATGATTTCAAAACATACCTAGAATCATTATTTGAACCATGGATGAATTGGGAAAACTATGGTTTATACAACGGTGAATTAAATCATGGTTGGGATATCGACCACATTATACCATTATCAACTATTATAACTGAAAACGATGTTATTAGATTAAATCATTACACTAACCTTCAACCATTATGTAGTTACACAAATAGGTATATAAAAAAAGACAACTATTAAACTTGTCTTTTTTATTATGCTAATTTAAGATTTCTTAAATATTTACGTAAGAAAGCGTTTCTCTCACCACCTATTTTGGTTACCCAATGTCCATAATTAACATTATTTCTATCTTCTAACTCTAATAGTTTCTTTTCTGAAGGTTTATTTTTAGACCATGGTAATACCTCTGGGACGAAATCTTCATATAAATCACGGTTCCACACACGCTCATCTACCAGAAAAACTACTGCCGTAAGCTGGTCACCCAAGTCTGGTTCGGAAAAAAAATCAGTCAAAATACCAGCATTTATTAGGTCTTCATGATACTTGTTAAGAGTCCCAAGTCTATCTGGTGATGAATTTGTAGTACCACCATTTAGTATGATAAATGTCTTATCAAACCTAGCCCATTTATTATATCTTTTTTCGTCTTCTTCGTGACCTCTTATCTTCTGAGCATACTCAACAACGGCATGTCCAAATTGAATACCTTGTTGAATAGGACTTATATTATAAGGGACCAAGCCATACATACGATATTCAAGATAATCTGGTGTTTTGCGTGGTTGTGAATTAGGCTTAACCTTACACTTAGATAGCGCGGACAAAAAATCCTCTTTATTTATCTTTTCTCTGAAGTAATTCTTCTCCCATGTATTTGGGTCTTGTCCATCTCCAAAAGGCCAGCTATTTAAAGGCCATTCTTCAAGATTAAGAATTCTTACGTTAGCTTCGAGACACCATTCATAAGGTGTCTTCTTTATTTGTGTTTCCATTTAGTCTCCTATTTCTATCAAATGAGTAATTGTACACTGAGCCGAATTATAAACGATATACTCGTTATTTCTTAGGTCAGCACCTCCTTTTGCGAATACGCTATCGTATCCGTCTTTTTTAAGAACCTTTTCAGATAAGCTATAACAGCTTGAATCATGATGGAGGATTTCTTTTTGTTTTCCAAGATGAACTTCAAACAAAGCCAAGTATGCTTTGTTGTCACCGCCACGTGCCCAATAAGAACCCCTAAGCGATGTATAACCAATAGACTTCTGCGCCTTATCAGCGAAGTAGATACCATCACCAAACATACTACCTGTATGTACGGCTCCAGATGGACGTATGAGCAAACCAGTCTGCAAGATGTTAAACCAGTTCTCGTTTCGAGAACCATGCCAATACATACGTTTCTTTTTGGTTTCTACCTTATCCATATGAGCATCATACCTTTTTTGTGTCTTATGGTTTTTAACCTTAAACACCTTCTTGCATTGTTTAGAATTAGGACCCAGAAGCTTAGTTATCAAAGCTAGGGTATCCTTGTCGTTTTCTATCTCAATACTTATACCCATTTCATCAAGTATGGTGATGCTAGTTTTGGTACCGCTGGCCTTATCTTCAGAAGCCTTTTTAAGGGCTTCTTTTTGTTGCTTAATGAGTTGTACTTGACCAGACATGGTATCGAGCATAGACTGTTCATTATTAATAAACCTCTGAGCAGTTAACAGGTCATCTTTGGTATCTATTTGTGATAATAGATAATTCTTAACATTATCCATCTTACGAGGAATGATGGTATATAGCTTTAATAGGAGGTCATTGACCTCTTTTATATCAACGCTAACCCTTATCATTCCGCTTATCTTATCAATGATTTCCTGTGCGGCGTTTACTTGTTGTTCAGAAACCGCATCTTGAGAAACCTTGTAGTTTTGTTTGATGGTTTTGTTAGCATATGACATCAAATCTTCCATTAGCTTGCGAACAAGCATATCGGTAATCAAAGACACCCTATCATCGGTTGAAACGGCTTGGTCAACTACTGGTTCTGCTAAGAGTTCGGTAACATCCGTATAGCCCTTGCTCTTTCCAGTTTTTTGGTTATAAACACTCTGCCACTTTGAACTTGGCTTGTATTCGGTAACCAGTGACTTACCAACACGACCATACTCACATTTGATGCGACCATCGGATAGTTCTTCCATGATATAGACCTTGTTGCTATTGTCGGTCTTTCCGTTATCAACGGAAACATGAATAAGCTTTGCATATCTGAGTCCGTTATCTTTGATTATCATATATAGATTTTAAGATTTTTTTTCTAGTTCTCTCTCGTCTCCATTTAGGAGACCCTTTCCGTACTTGGCTATTCTGTCCGTATAGCGTTTTTTAACATGTTCAAGAATAGGTATTGGTTTTCCTTCGCTATCAATCCTAACAAACTTAATATTTGTGTGAAGAACAACTTCTTGTTCACCAGTATGAACGCTATGTCTACGAACTTCTATGTATAGGGTAACAGACGTTCTTCCAAATTCTTTAACCCTTGCATAAGACTTAAGTATGTTGCCTACCTTTACTGGGTTTTTAAACACCAGTTCATCAATCTTTATGGTAACCATTCTTGGACTATCGCAAATTTGAGCTGCATATGAAGCAGCCGCATCATCAACAATGGAAACCATTGTTCCTCCGAACATATTCGAATGGACACCTATATCAGATGCTTTGCAAATATATGTCGATACGAGTTCCATATTACCAATTTCTGGTGTCATCCGTAAAAAGATTTGGGTTATTTTTTATGAAGGTTAAGAATGCTAGTTGGTATTGCTGTGGTAACGGATATCCGTTCATATAAACCACATCCATCACAACTTCTAATTCTTGTTCAGCTTCTAATGGCATACCTTTAATAAATTCGGTAGCTCTTTTCAATTTGTATACTCTGTTTGTTATCATGATGCAAATATACTAAAAGCTACCGAATAAATCAAGTTAAATGTGCTTATTAAATGCATTTAAAACATCTTCCCAGAGTTTTTTATCTTCATATTGGTATAATACCGAGTGACCTAGGCACCAAACTTCAATCGAATAAAGCTTGGTGTAGTCTTCTATCCAACTATGAATCTTTATATTTTTATCTCTAGGTATACGTATATGTAAGGTATCATCCACATATATACGTATATTTTCAGAATCGCTTTTTGCTGTTACTATCATTATACGCTAAGCTTAAAAAACATTTCCCTTACCTTCGCTGAGATATACTTACCGACATCCTTTGGTTCAAGGTTATTCTTAACCATCGTATCTGATTCTTCTTTGATGATATCATCAACAATCCATTTCATGAGCGCACCCATCTTTTTTACATCTATGGGTTCTCCGTTAAGAAATGTTTTTTCAAGCCCTTGATTGAAACGACTTTCGGTTACAGCGTATTCAACAAATTCATTTATTGAATTCAGCTTTTCAACATCTACCGCTGCAAGTGTTTTAACCTTGCTGGCAGAATGCTTTTCGCCCTTCACCTTAAACCTGTGAACAACACCCTTATATTCACAAGACCATACGATACCTTCCCCGATTCCAGAGAAACCAAAGGCCTTAGCTACTGGACACTCTTCTTCAACTGCGATTGTTAGTTCGGACAATTTGTTTTGAACCAATTGAGGCATGTTAAAATCGATATCCATTGAGTATGTTGGATAGTCTTCTATGTTGTAGATACGAGACTCTGGTGCTCTCAAATCGCTGAAGTCAACCCAGTATGCTGGACGTGGCTTGTCTTCACCTTCAATGGCAAACGGGGATATCTTTACGCCAAAGATAAAGAAAGACTTCGGAAGGTTAGTAATCGCAACACCCTTTTGGATATTGCCACCACACCATTCACCGTAGATAGAAATGGTATTATCTTCTAGGTTCAAATTAAGCCTTTCAGCAACCTTTAGCATGAAGCTAATGAACGTGTCTTTATTGTTTTCAACAAAAAATGCAAATCCAGCGTTTTCTTGTTCAGGTGTAATGATATTCTCCCTAGATTGTGCCCATAGACCACTTAGTTTGTTATAACAAACACCAGCATTTGTACCGTGAAGCTTTACCGTACCCTTGAATGTCAGTACTGGCTTTGGTAAGCTAGCATCGTAGATTGGTTCTTTGTTTTCATCTAGGCCTACAAAGTTAAATTGTCTATTGATATTAGCAATTACATTTCTGAATTGCTCTATGCTTGGGAAACTGATGTGTTTTTTCATTTTTTAGTCTTGATTTTTAGTGGAGGGATGTTATATGTCACACAAGGAGTAATATATGTAGTTCCATCCCAATTACTACATGTTAAGCCGAAAGAAAAATCCTTGTAGTTATACCCTATACCAGCACCATATTCGATGAAGTGATGACTAGTGTTAAAGTAACCACCATATCCAAATAAAACGCTACCTGTAATGCATCCGAATTCTTTGGTGCCAGTTGCTTTTACCTCGTAGAAGTATTGTTTTATATTATCGCCTTCTGACCACATACCTCTTAGGCTTCCACGACCAAATATCGCGCCTACCGATAGGTTTTTATAACAAATACCGCCTTCAAGTCCTGTATAAGAACTACTAACGAAGTCACTTGAATTGGTCATCGATAGTCCGAGCGAAACATAGCCTGTGATGGGTGAGTATTTCACTGAGTCTTTTGTCTGGGCGAAAGCCGTTGATGCGAATAATACGCAAGCTAAGAATAGGATTTTTTTCATTGTTATTTTTTTGTTTACTGCAAAGGTAATAAATAATATTGAGACTTCCAAATTAAATTTCAAAATGTACTCTTAATCCAAGAGCATGTACTGGCCCCCTAGCTGAATTATAAGCTGGATTAACGATGAATTGATAGTCTGGTGATAGAGTTAAAAACTTATATTTGAAATTGTATTGCGCTTCAAATATGATTTCTGGGCTTATACCATTTGGATAATTACCTAATCCATCTCCTACTATAAAGCCATATCCACCAGCCTTCAGATAATTTGCATGGTCTTTTGATATGCCGTTTATAGCAAACCCAAGTCTTATTATATCATCTGGTCTCTTGAACCTAGAACCAGAAATAAATCCACCGAAGGCTAGTGATTCATCTATTTCAGTATACATCCAAGACTCTCGTTTACCATCATTCCATGAGGCTCTAGCAAATATCATTTCATCTTTCTTACCCAACTTCATCTCCCAACTTATGATAAATCCAAACTTACCATAGTATGGTCCACCCCTGCCCCTTTGTTTATCCAAAGCAGGTGAAACCAAATGCGATGTTGTATCATTAAGGGAAGTAGGAGTACCTACAACTTCTCTATTAGCTAAGCTAGTATCGGTTAATAGCGATTTAGTTGCGCTTGCGTATGCTGCCATTCTACCATGATTAGCAAACCCAGTTAGCTTTATTGAATTGCTGAAGTCTTTTTTAATAGGAATGGTTAGTTCAAGCAACTCACCATGTGCATTTGCCCAATCACTAGGGCTAGGTATAAATCCTTCTGTTACCAACCCATTTGACCATAATGCATTTACTGCGCTACATAAGCGTAGTATAAATTGTTTCTTTACGGTCTTAATCGATAAGGCATATGTATAGCCACGTGTATTTGATGGATAGTCCCAAGCTCCAGCATCCATAAGTGACCAATTTAATAAGCTGGTTGTAGGGTCATGACTTGTAACATTCTGGTCGAATATATCGCTTAGGCTAAACTTACCGAACGTAATTACGATTCTTTCGGTAGGTATCATCATCGAAATCTTATTGAAGTCTCCACCCCTTTGTTTCTTTTCTTTACCTAAAGCTATGGTTTGTCTAAAGAAAAATCTACCTATATAAACACTTGGTGCTGGACTACCAACCCTAAACGTTGTACCATTTGGAAAACCAGCTACGCCACAGGCTCCAGAAAAACCAGAACCGCCAGCAACTTCTGGGTTAACATATACTTCAGCGTATTTCCAAAGCCTGACACCGAAGTATAGAGTTGTTACCGATGATAGGGTGTTTTCACTAGTATTATATAGCGACTTATCACCAATACCAACGCTAGACCTGAAGCTTGGGTGATACTGCTCTACGAAGGTTTGTTGGGCATGAATGCTTAGTCTCTGTAGCGTATCTTGACCATATAAGTGTGTTGTTGCCAACACCATAAGTGCTATAAGTAATTTTCTCATTTCGTTGTTAGTGATTTAACCATGTTTTCTATATTTTTTATCTTGTGTTATACAAAGATTACATTAAGTGGTATGCTATTAAACAACCCCTTTAATCATGTTTTCATTAGCAATAATATCTTCCAACGTATCAGCTACATTCTTATCATCTCTAAAGCTTTTAAAAGCTGGATAGAGCAACGAATAATTACCATTAGAGTCTTTGGACAGTCCAGAGCATTTAACTTCTATAATAGTCCCTAATAGTTTATCTTGATTCTCTGTGATAAATTTCATATTGGTTTCTGTTAACCCTTGAGGCCTAGTTACTACTTTTCCATCTGAGGATTCAACGTTCAACGATGAAATTACATTCTCGTTTTTAGTACCCTTGGTACCAAAATTGAAACCAGTGATTTTCAAATCAACATTCATTTCGATTTTTAGTTTTATTTGCCAATTAGGTTTACCATCTTTCCATTCACCATCATAGGCCTTAAGAATAGTTCCCTCCTGTGGTACACCATCAACCTCTGTTGCTAGTACCTCTTGGAAGTGTTCCATGGCTTCTGCGTATGTCTTACACACCTTTGTTTGTATGAGCGAAACCATTGTTGATTTTGCTGAAACGATTAGTTCGCCAGCCTTTATCAGACGAAGATTGTATTTTCTTTTAGATGCCTTTGCGAAGTACTCGTCAATACTTATGGTATCCCATACCGTATATCTAATCTTATCAAGAGCTTCTTCAAAGCTTCCGTTCTTTTCCTCAAAAGCTTCCAGCTTCTTAAGGTTTTCTTTTGGGGTTCTTTCTTCTCTTTTTCCGCAAATATCTATGATAGATGCTATGATGCCGTTTGAAGCATAACGAGGAACACCATCCATGGTTAGTTCTCCGTTCAAAACGCAGTCTTCAAACTTCGTTAGTTCGGACAAAAACTTAGCACCAGTAACGATTGTTGGCTCTCCGCTGCGACTCTCCAATTCTACTTCACCATTACGTATGATAGCGTTACAGTAACGACCATCCATCTTTATTTGTGATAGACCCCATTTATTTTTTTCGAAGATTGCACGTGCTTTCTTTTCGTCAAAAGAGATAGCACCCATATATGGAGTGTCTTCGATAAGGTCTTTAAAAACCTTATTCATCTGAGTGGTACCCATACCAATCTTGAGGTCTTTTTCAATGATACGCTCTAAGACATAAGCGTTATCTCTTGTTGAACCGCAAAGAATTTCTTTCAAGAAAGAAATTGCATCATAACCTGTATACTCACGATTTGAAATCTTTTGAACCATATTAAGTGATTCATCTAAGGTATACGTTGAATTACCATCACAAGTATATTCTGGTATTTGTTTTAGATAGAACTTAACCCTCTTTGAGTTGGCTAGATATAGAACATTTTTTAGTAGTTCGTTATCCTTATACTTCTTAAGTATTTCTATTTTTTGATTGGTGCTTGATTCAGCTGAGATTTCGTCAAGTATTTGTTTGATGCTCATATTTGTATTTATAAGTGTAAAGGTATGAATTTATTTTGTTATTACCAAATTTAAAGCAGTATATAATTGAATTTGGTTTGTCATGATGAACTTAGCATTTTCGTAAGCACCCTCTTGAAAAGGAAAGTTTCTTTTTGCTTTCTTCAACATAGGTATCGTGAAATCTAGCGTCTCTTGAATGTAAGTTACTCTTTTTTCTGGCTTAAATCCGTTCAACATGGTCATAAGGTTATGAACCCTATCAAAGCACTTGCAAATACTAGCAATTTCGCATTCACTAATTGCTTCGTAGTATTGTTCGTTTGGTATCTTAACCCCTTGATACTCTTTGGTCATAAGCTTAACAGCCTTTGCCGAAGTAATACCGAAACGTCTTTCTATTTCCTCGTAAGAAATACCCTTGTCTTCACATATGTCATGTAAGAGAACTACGATGAAGACCTCTTCTTTTAAATTGAAATGATTTACTAGGGTCCTTGCAAGACTAGCTTGAGATACTTGATGTGAAAACTCATGCTCACCATCTTTGCGTTTTCCGTTATGAAACTTTTCAGCAAAAGCCATGGCTTCTACTGCCTTGTGGTAGCCTTTACCTAATAACCAATAGCGTAAAGCAATCTTTTGTTTTTCGTAATTTTCTTTCATGTAACAAAGGTACTAAATGTTTTTTTAAATTCCAAGATATCGGCTTATAATTTATTCTTTTTGTCTCTTTTTATCGCCCAATATGTGCCTATGCTACCACCCAATAAGAATGCTATGATTGGTTGCCACTGTCCGCTTAGCATAGAATTCAAACCAATGGTCATAGATAACAACCAAGTTATTGACACGCCATTGTTTGACCATATAGCACCAAATATGTTATCTTTTGTAGTATAAATGATGTTTATCGTTCTAAGGTATAACATCAAGACTTGTGTTATGAAGATTACAACCGAAGCATACCAAGGATTAGCTAGTATTTGTTTGAATATTTCCATTACCAGCTAATAGTATAATAACCAACTTCTCTAGGGTCTCTAGGGTCAGCGGTTACGTAATCCACCTTAAAGCCTCTTTTAAGCAAGTCTTGTTTTGTTAGTTCTTCAAGAGGACCTAAATACGCTGTTGACATTTCATTTTTTTCAACACCAATCTTAATACTTTCCAGACAATCAGCTATTTGTTTTTTAACCTTAACACCAATTACTTCAGTGGCTTGTTTTCTTGCCCACTCTGCCGTTACTTTTGAATCTTCCATCATTTCATTCTTTTAGATGTTACTCCATTCCAACTATCTTTTTCAGCTAGATGTGGAAATAGTTTATAAAATTTTTCCATTTAACACAAAATAATCTAAACCAAATCTATCATGGATATCGGCAATTTCTTCGCTTACCTCCCATCCAGCTTCTTCATATCGTTTCTTAAGTTCCTCATACATAAGCAAGCGTCTTTTTTCTGAATTTGGTAATTCATAAGTCTTATTGAAAATCTTTTGCTTGAAGCTAGCCAAGCCTAAGTCAATACGATAAGCATAACCATTATAATTGGATACGATTTCTTTATCGATATGCTTCTCAACCGATTCAATAGTTTTTAACTCTTTTTCACTTAAAGGTGAATTACGAAGCTTTTCATCTATCTCTTTAAAATTTACAGCCATAATTTTTTTACAAAGTTACAAATTTATTTTGATATAAACAAGAAATCCTATAAGGATTATCTTATAGGAGCTTGTATAACGCTTTATCGTCATAATTAAAGATGAAGTCTTCTACACTAGAAACCTTTCCATCAGCTAAGCCGAAGTATAAGCCAGTAAAGGTCTTTAGTTCATGCTTACCGCATACTTCAAACACCGCTTGAGCGAATTTTTTCTTTTCTTTTGGTGTGATGTTTTTTGGCAAGTTGGTTTTTAATTCATCCCAAACACCATTTAGCTTAGCCACCAACGCATCATAGTTAGCCTTCAACTTATATAATTCATCCTTACGGTCTGGGAACGTAGCACCGAACTCTTCTATTTCATTGGTCTTTACTATCGTTATTATATTATGTTCAGCTGTCTTACCCTTCAAGTGATGAACCGCCACATATGCTGGGTTCTTTATCTTAACACGGTTGAAGTTAGCGTCCACCACAACATAGCCCTCATCATGCCATACCATACCTTCGAAGGTCTTCAATAATGCGCCGATATTCTTTGCATTCAAATCGTATGACTTAACACGTGGTACACCTAAGTCTTCAGCAATAGAAGTCAGTTCTTCGAATGAGACTTCTTGTAGGGTCTCAAGATTACGAACCGTCAACAAAGACGCTGATGACTCGCCATGTGGCTTTACAACTATGTTGTATGGTGTTGTTAATTCAAACACATATGTAAAGCCCTTGTTAAGCTTAGATGTATCTAGCTTGTACTTATCGGAAACAACATTCCAAAACAATTGGTTGAAGGTTGTACCCATCTTGTTGTTTACTTCACCTTCACCTTCTGCGGTACCAGTTGTTCCAGCATACCATGTATTTGCAACCCAGTCATAGTATACTTGTATACATGAGCCATCAAGCTTTTCAAGTACGTGAGCTGTGTTCCAGTCTATCTTATGAGCGTTACCTTCCTCTGAATTAAAGAACTTGGTAAAAGCCAAAGACATAAGTTTCCAAGTATCTTTTTCAAGGATGATACCACGGCATTCTTGAACCTCTGGCTTAGCCATCATAGATGGACCACAGAGTTGGTCGTACTTCAACAATATCTTATGGTTATAAACCCTTATCTTAAGGTTGAACTCTTGTATTGCTTTAGCTAGACCATTTGCCTTTAAGTATTTTTGTATTGCTAACATGTCTTTTGTTTTAGACAACAAAGGTAAGAAAATTTTTTTGAACTTGCAAGTTTTTAGCGAACTTTTATCGTTCTAATACTACCAATACTTCAGAACTAGAAGTTGTCTCGCCAGATATAGAACATATCGATACAACCCTATATCCTTCGGCGTATTTTTTACTTACGAAGCTCTTAGCCTCATCCAATGAATAAAGGCCTTCAAACTTACTTACCAATTGGTCGGTGCTTCTGGTTCTAAGACTTGAGATAGTCGTGGCCGACATTAAAAATAAGATAGCCGCTACTGCAAATAAATTTTTCATATTAGTTAATTAAGGTGAAGTCACCAGTTTTCTTTAGTAATTTTATGTCTTGACACTTATTTTGGACAACAAATATACAAGTATCTTTTTTGTCATCAGATACATATGTATATGGACCTTCTGGTACGCTAAGCGTGAAGTAGCAAAAGTCATAGTCTTTGCAAACCAGCTTATATGCTTTATTTGTTTCAGTGTTTGTAAGTTTACCGCTTGGGCAGTAGAACGAAATTAAAATTAATACTAGCGTTTTCATAATTACTTAGATGAATCATCATCTTTCTTCTTCTTGGTGTTTTTTAAGCTTGGTTTTTTAGTAGCGATTTTTTTTGGTGTTAGCTTTTTTTTCTTAGGAGGAATTGGCTTAGCACCTGAATCATCCATTAGGCTAAGAAGGTCTTGATAGGCCTTATCTTTCAATAGGTTTTCTTCTGAGAGAGGTTTTTTTGAATTCATTTCATCCAAGTATTTTTTGGCTGAAAACATGGAACACAATTGTGAAAAAGTGAATATGTCTTCTTCATCCAAAACAATACCAGAAATCAATACGAAAAAATTGCCAGCTTGTATGATATTATAATCGTTGCTTTCTTTCCCTTCAGAGATAAGAGCTTGACCCATTTGCATAAACTTTGTGCTTAATTCAATGTGCCTTTTTAAGTTGTTTTTATTTTCATTCATAAAGCAAATATACTCCTATTTTTTCAAAAATGCAAGTTATTTTGAAAAACAATATAATTTTTAAACAAAGTTAATACCCATATCGGTTAACGATTCTAAAACTAATTCGTTATATCGACCAAAGCTACCTTTTGTTAGAACTTCTGATTTACACCAAATTACCACATGTGGTTCATTATGGTTTATTTCTCCTTCATAGTCAGCTAGATAAGTGTAACCCATAAAGCCATTTTTATGAATGACAAAAACAAGTCTCAAGTTGGATATCTTGAGACCTGTTTCTTCTAGCGTTTCACGTATGGCTGTGTCTTCTGGAGACTTATCATGTTCTTCCATCTTACCACCTATTAAGCCGAAGTCATTATGGTTATCTTTTCTTGATACACCAAGTATCAGACCTTCTGGGTTAATAAGTACAACTTGTGCAGATACTTTCATGTTACTTTTTTATTTCGGTTACAACACCGTTTATGAAAAATGGTTTTATCTCTTCCCAATCTCTTATGTCATTAGACATCACAGGCTTACCACTTGGACTAACAGCTATCGTAACGTGTGGGATATCGTTCTTAGATGGATAACCATCCACCCTTACAGCTAATGCCATATCTGATTTACCCAAATGAGTCACCTTCAGAACAACCTCCTTGCCCAATTCGTTCTTGTCTTCCAAGCCTTTTCCGAATACGATTGTCATGTGGTGAGCAAGCGGCTTCCAGCCCTCTGGTATGTCGTCAGAGAATCTAGTTAAAAGCTTTTCATGAGAAGCTTCGTCCATAACAACAGCTGAATATAAAACAAACGAAGGCTTATACATATCCTTAGACTCCAATACCTTATTAAGTGTCATTTCGCCTTGAGACTTGTGTGAAGCCATCATTTTCTTGATTTTATCAAGCGGAACACCATGAGCATTTCTGCTTGCTAATTCTTCAGCTGAAAGCCCAGAAGTACCAACGTCCACAAATCTTATGTTGTGGTCAGCATAACCCAATTTTAATGCTTCGATAACATAGGCTTTTGGTTCGTTCATCTTTATGTTTGTGTTATCCACAACCACAGGTGAAACACCAGCCTTCATTGAAGCTACCGATTCATTTAGGTTTTGTAAGTGAGCCTTGCTAAGCGGAGCAAAGTTATTTTCCTTGAGCATCTTTTCAAAAAAACCACGATAGTCGCCTGTCTTTTCGATTACTTCATCTGTAGAGTGGATAACACCTTCACCAACAATAGACTTAGCTTTTGTTGA